ACTGTTTTGTGACACCCAGGAAGATTTGCCTGAGGTCGGCACTCCACAGAGAAGAATAGCCCGGTTTCGGATTTTCAATTTTCTGACTCCAAATCTACAAAGTTTTCGTTGTCCAATTCCTTAGTTTCCCATTCTAGGAATTTGAAGGATTTTAGTTTATAAATTTCAGAATCAAAAATATCCTTTCTTAGACAGACACCTTCATCTGGTACTTTCTTAGATTTGCACAGTTCACAGTCTTTTTCAAGATAATCTCCAATAAGACGATCAAGGAAGTTTTGATGCCAATGATCATTCACGGAAAGTTCGGGATATAAGTCCTTTGCTTTTCCATAATAAATCTCTGGAACCATATTCAGACCATATTTTTCGCAATAGTCCTTGACTTGCCTATGAGAAAATTCATAAACCTGCCCAGAATGATTGGTTGTTGTAATTCGGTAGACATAAGTTGCAAACTGCCCGGCGGGGCAGCCATAATCATATCCGGTTTGAATGTACGCCCCGGTTTTCGTGTACCCCACTGCTTCACCATAAAGAGTAATGGAATCTTGAATGGCATATTCGACTGATTTGGCGATTTCTTCCCAGAGATCATAAGAATAGAAATGATCTTTATTCCCGATTTCTAGAAAACCGTTCTTTAGAACTCTACGAGAGGCCCAAAGAAGATCGTAATGAGTATCTTGAATTTTGATACCAAAACGCTTCAGGATTTTTTCAAATCGAGTCAGTTTTTTATTACAAAGAAGGCGACTTGCCACCCAGGAAGTTCCATGAAGTTTTCGTGTAATAGAAATATAATCATTTGGAGAGATATTATGAATAGATTTCTTCAGTTGAAGAGTATCAGGATGGAAGCGGAATTGTCCGTCCACCACTTTTGGCTCACGAACAACTTTCTTTTGATTCTTTTTCTCTTTATTCTGATTTTTAAGGACTAGAGGACTTACATATTTCTCACAGATCAGAATATCATCATATGAATCAAACTCCTTTCCGATCCATTCTTCTTTAAGAGAAATGGATTTTCCAGTCTTTTCTTCTAGCCAATCAAGAAATTTTTGGGCCGGAAGAGCATAACCTTGTGATGGGATTCCACGGAGTTTAACTGCCCTCACACGACCTTTCGTATTAAAGAATCCAGCCACTTCTTTGTCGTTATTAAGTGTCTTATCGGAAAACGAATTACTCCAAGAAAGAAATTCTTTATTTATGGCGCACTCTAATGGGAAATAAACATAAACATCCCCTTCTTTGGCATCAAGAGAAACAATCACACTATTTCCTTGAATTGTGGCGATTTGCAATCTATCTGCGTTTGGGTGTGGTCGCAGATTATTTAATACAACGATCTCCGCAAGATAATTAGGGTTGGCTTTTTCAGAAATTTTGAACATAATTGGAATTTACGGTAGTGAACATTTACAGGACAAACCAAGAATACCCCATAAAGAAGGAAATTGATCTAACAAGTAGACAGTTTAAAAAGTGTCTACTTTACAATTTCCTGAGAAACTACTTCGCCTGCAACAAATGACCGATAAATTAAATTTTCAATATCGGAAGCAATTGATTTCGATTTGGAATCACCGTGAGGAAGTACTACCATACCATAAGGCTTCTTGTAATTTTTATAATCCCCGACCCGCAATTCACCAGAAGCAATGTGATCTGCATCTTCTTTATGAAGACGGATCACACGTCCAATGGTTTGCAACATGGCAATTGCATCCATATTTCTCATAAAGATCACGGCATCCAACGAATTGACATTGATCCCTTCAGAAAGAATCGAGTAGTTAAGAAGAACAAACTTCTTAGAATCGTCATTTCCCCACTCATCCAAAGTTCTAAAAAACACATCTCGCTTTACCTCTTTACCATCAATATATGCCCCGTGAGCCGCAGTTATATGCATAATACTATAATCTCTGTCCTTCATCTGAGAGACAAAATCGGTCTCAGTAAGAAGAGAAATAATTGATTTTGTTGATTTCGCAGAAATAAGAACCTTCTTGGGAGTATCCTCGTCCAAGGTTTTTAGAATCAGATTATTATTCATTTCATCCATACTTTCTTCAATATTCACTTCCTTCTTAACCACCAATGGAGGCAAAACATAACCACCATATACCATCTCGGTCATAGGAATCTTACAAATATCATGACCATAAACCTCGGCAATATTCATTCCGGGTTTTTTTGTTGGAATTGCAGAGTTCTTAGGAGTGGCAGTAAAAAAGTACTTCTTGTCTGCTTCCCTTACTGCATCTTCAATGTGTGGAAAGAAGGACTTCTTAGTAGAATTGTGACATTCATCAAAATTGTAGGTGTTCACCTTAATATTTGACTCGGTGATTTTCTTCAGGGAATTATAAGAAGTAAAAATAAGTTTATGATCATCTTTATGGATATTATGCCACTCTTGAATATCTTTTATATTGGTAGTGCGGTAGTTTCTTAGCCGACTACCAGAATGCACATGCATATATTTCGCATTATTAACGTGCTTTTCGTAATCAGCAGAAAGTTGAACCGCGAGGAGAATCCTTGGGGCAACAACGCAAACAGTCTGGGGAATATCAGATTTAAATTGCTCTATGGTGTTTTTGATAAAAACAATACTTTTACCTGCACCAGTCGGAAGAATAATTTTACCAAGATCGTTTTCTCCCATAGAAGAAAGAGCCGTCGCCTGATGAGGACGAAGAATAATGGAGGTCATTACAAAATTTGGTGAATAGCAGAATAATAGACGATTATTGGACTTTATGTTAAGTTAGTGGACGATTTATAAAGTGTCCACCTGGTTAATGCCTGGAGTTGTTCATTTGGTAAACGTTTAGGCCAGTATATAATTCTTCTTAACCAATTTTGTTTAATTGGGCCTCCGTCCACCCTTGGAACAAAATTTAAAGAAGTAGAATTTGCATAATACGAATTATTTTGATTTACTGAAAGTTGAAATGTAGTCTTTTTTCAAATTTTGCTCCAACTTTTTTTGCGTTTTCTTCGACTAAAGATTTATGTGTCACATCTAAAACATTCCAATAATTATCGCATAATAATTCTAAAAGTCCTCTACTTTCATCTCCTTTTCCCCACCACCAAGAAGAAATTGCCTTTTGAAAAATAAGCAAATGTTTCCCGGAATATTCTGGAATATTAATGTTTATGCATTCATCGTTATTTTCATAGCAATTTAGACCTAGTGTTGCATAAATGTAAGAATGTTGCCATTCTTGTTTTCTTTCATATATCAACGAAAGAAAATAATATGCTTCGGGTCTTTTGGGTAGCAACACAAGAGCATTTTCTAGTAATACTTTTTCACTAGAATCTCTTGATTTTTGTGCCCCATAGCAGAATGACCCACGAATTAATGCGGAGTATGCCAAAAGATTATCTTCACTTCTTTCTGCTGCTCTCAAGTAATAGATATGTGCTGGTGCAGTATGACCCTGACTTTCATACCACTTTGCGAGATTATAATTTTTTTCCGCATTTTCAGTATCTAATGAATATTCTATTAATTCATTAGATATAGATTTTACTTTATACATCCAACAATCTTCAGAAAATTCTAATTCATCAATTTTTAGTGTCTCATTAACCGCTTGCTTTACTCCAGGGAAAAAGTCAGTCCCATTAAGATAGTAATCGTGTCCGGCAATAATTCCACCTGGTTTTACCTTAGGTAACCAAGAAATAATATCTTTTTTCACGTCTTCATATTCGTGAGAAGCATCAATAAAAACAAAATCTAAAGACTTATCTTCAAAAGTTTTTACCGCTTCAAGTGAAGTCATTCTTAAAGGAATATGATAGCCTTTTAAAGGCATCATATTTTGGTTAAATGTGTCATATAAAGATTTTAAATCGTCTATATCTTGATGCTCTACACTTCCTTCCCAAGTATCTACACAATAGAACTCAATGTTTTTATTGGAATTTGCAATTTCAACTGCCATAAATGCGGAAGATTTTCCTTTCCAAGAACCAATTTCAACAAACTTGGAACCTGATGGGAATTTTTCAATCATTTTCCTATACAGATTTGGATATGAAAACCAATTTTCTCCAAATTGAGGTTCTTGATAAATGTGATTAAGTTGTGTATTCATTATTTGATTAATAGTTAAATTTTTACCTTTATTTTCCCACCAATTTAAAACATTACGATAAGATTTATGATGACAATCATCTACCAGTTCTGGATTTCTGTAAGTTGATTTTGCATTATAAAAATCCTCAACAAATAAAGGAAAACAATATATGTTTGGATTAGTATGAAAAAATAATACGTCCTCAACTACGGGAATAAAACTAGTGTTTAGATTAAAATCAGTATCAAAATAATATAAGTCTAAGAGATATTTTGCATAGTTTCTTTTTATTAAATACCCAGCAACACACCAGTCTTTATCTCTTCTTTCTTCAAAAGAATACGCTTTAACATTATATTCTCTTACAATAGTTAATTGAATACCATTCCAATCTTTAGGAAGATTTTGATAGAATTGCTTCCAGGTAAAGTTCCAGTGTTCAACAGTTTCTAAAGACAAATCGTCTTCAACAATCAAAAAATATTCATCATCATAAGTCTCGTATAATTCCCTGAGTAAACATAAATGAGAAGTAATCGGACCTTTTGAATGTTCCGCCAAAAGATGCACATTTGTTCCGATTAAATTATGATTATAATTTTCAAATCTTTTGAATAAATGAGGAACATAGTTTGTTATATTATATTTTTGAAACCAATTTTCTAAATTAGTTCTTCTGTCTAGGCTTTCTTCTAAACTAATGTAATGAATAGTTGGAAGTCCTTCAAGTTTGTTCATGAATAAAATCCTCCACAAATGATTTAGAAACTTTTAAAATATAAGCAGCATTATCTTGAGCACCAAAAGTAATCAAGTAATCATTTTTATATTCTACAAGACCACAACAAAACTCAATTTTTATATTCATAAACGAAAATAATTTTGATACTTTTTGAAGTTTAAATTCCTTATCCCAAATTACAAACCGATGGCGATAAGTCGCGTTTTTTCTTCCTTGTTCTGAATTATAAAGATGTGTCTCGTGAAGAAGTGATAAGTATCCGTTTTTATAAGGAATTACCTGAGAACCACCTCTTAGGTCAGTTTGTAGAGTAGGATTTGGGTCAGTTTGAAAGACTTCTGTTTCCTTTCCAGTAATATCAAATTTCATTAGTGCAGTGGGATTAGACCACTTTAATAAATGAAAAGGTTTATCTAGAATTGGAGTACAGTTTTTCATACAGTATTCTTTATCTGGGGGGGGTCCAGGAATACGATAACGAAAAACTTCTTTGACCGAATAATCAGAAATCTGAAATTCACTAATTTCCATTCTTCCGGTTCCTTTGTCGTCTAAGTCTCTGCGAACACCAATACCATAGAGTTTATCATTCCATTCTACTAACCGAACATCTTCAAGGCCCACGAAATCCCACTGTGGTTGATAGGTATCAAAGTCTGAAGTATCTATTTTTGAATAGTGAACCGTATCTAGATTGTCATCTAGTTCTGCAATGTAATTTGTGGTTCTCAGGTGCATATCATTTTCTGGATGAATGTAGGATAATGGACCCCACATATGCTCAAACCGATTGAGTTCTGCGTGATATAATGTATAATTTACATTACGAAGATTGACTAATATTCTGTTCTGATAAATGAAGACAGAAGGATTTGTGATTGATGGTCCCGAAAGGTCTTCTGGGTTTATAAGTAGAGGTTTAATTGTTCCACCATTCTCCAATGCATATTTAACGAAATTCATGAGGACATTATAAGTTTTGTTTATTTATAAGTTTAGTAAACCGATAGATTTTTTCGGATCACTGCGGTTATTCATTGTTCGGTGGCATCATCTGAGCAACGAAACTGGTCGGCAGGTTGAACTGATGGGCCAGAGCGCCGATTTCTCCCAGTAGCTCGGGAGAAACCCCACCAGTGGCTAAAACTCGCTGCCACAAACCGATGAATAAGCGGGTGTCGCCCTTGCTGGCTTCAGACAGGCCGATGCTCAGGCCATTGGCCAGTGCGGTGGGGATGCTGTCGTACAGTTCGGTGATGGCGGGGTTAACCGCCAGCTCGATACCGAAACCCATCCACTGAGGTTCGGGAGTGTGGGCAGCGTCGTAGCTGGCCTGTTCCTCTGGGGTGGTGTCGCGCAGTGCCCAATTGATCACCCAGCCATCAGCGGTGATGGTTGGCGGGATCTGCTCAACGATCTGCAGGCGGTGGTCGTAACCATCGGGCTGAGGGTTGATGGTGACCGGAAAGACGTGGAAGGGCGCCAGGTCTTCCGGGGTGGGTTCAGCGGGGAATGAGATGTTGGGGTGTGCTTTGCGGAGCTGCCAGAGGTTGTAAGGGTACTCGGGCTGACCGTCTGCAGCGATGTGGACGTAGTTCATGAGATTAGTTCCTCCTGGGTGGACAGCTCGGCAACTTGCTCCGCGATCACATCGCGGATGATGCGAGCGCGAAGATGCTGGTGGAGTTCTTCGTCAAGGCGAGCCTGCAGATCATCACGGAATGAAAGCAAATCATCGTTATCGGCGTGGTCGGCGTTGATTTTGGCGATGGCCAGGCGGTAGTTGTCGATGTTGATTTGATAGGAGAGCAGTTCGTGATCGCGGCCTTCAAGGGCGGTGGTTAGAATGGAGAGCTTGTTCATTAGGAGTTCCAGGGATAGGCGGTAATAAATGGGGAGCTGCCATGAGCCACTGCAATAGCATCACCAGCCGGAGAAAATGCAACGCCGAGGCCGTCGCCTGTAGGCAGCGTCGCGGGATTGGTGTACT